TAGACGAGAAACATGGATTTTTACCGGGAGATTTAAATGCAAAAATGGAACCTTGGACACGCCCGATCTTTGATGTATTTGAAGAGTATTACGGACTACAAGAGACAAAGAGAATGCTTGATGAGGGCACCATCGAAATTGCGCCCTTGGGCTTTATGCGCGGCCGCACATTCAAGTATGCCTATATTATTGCTGATGAAATGCAAAACGCAACGCCAGATCAAACTAAGATGTTATTGACACGTATTGGCGACGGTAGCAGTATGGTTATTACCGGTGACTTAAAACAACATGATCGTGGATTTGATAAGAATGGTCTAAAAGATTTCTTAGAGAAACTAGCTTCGTACAAAACTAGGTCGATGGCAGTATGTACATTTCAGAGATGCCACATTGAACGAGATCCGTTAGTAGCGGAAGTCCTTGACGTATATGGGGAGGATGAATAACAAAAGGGCCCCAAGGGCCCTTTTTAATGTTCTTATTTTTTAAGTTCGTCTATACGTTTTTGAATAGTATCTATTTGTTTCTGTACTGATTCTCTATATTCTTTTTCTTTAGTCTGATGTACATATCTTGCATCTGAAAAGAAAATACCGACAACGGTAAAAATAATTGTTCCGGTAGTACCAGTTAAGATTTTTCCATAATGATTCTTGAGAAATTCTAACATTTAATTATTATCCTTCTTTTGTATAATTTCTTCTAATTGTCTTTTATATCTTGCTGCTAATGCTGCATCTATAGGAGATAGGCGTTGATTAGGTGCTTGCTCCCTCTTAATATCTAATTCAAATAATTTATCTTCGAGATTCTGTTTTCGTAGATTAGATACCGCTGATTTAACTGCTAAATGAATTTGTTGCTTATCCTTCTCGACATCTGCGGCATGGGCATAACGTGCATCGAGCGTAAAAAGGGTTGCCACTAGCGTAATGATAGTGCCGGAAGAACCTAATAAGATTTTCCATTGATTTTCTTTGATTGTCTGCATTACTTGCATACCGTTTCCTCTTATGGTAGCAGTATTTATCAAAGATTAGGAATTCTAATACCTATTTAAGTCCTAATTTAGTCATGCTGAGTTTTAGGATATGATTTGTTATGAACGTAGCCCATTTTTCGGCATCCTGTTCTATCACCCTGAAATCATATACATCGGGTGGAACAAATACTCTGTTTGTATTGTCGAACCGCCCCCTTTCAATCGTATCTACCCAAATAGTCCAATGTGCATTGAAATTATTTCTCATCTCAACCAATGGCGCAACAAAATCACAAATAACAAAATCACATTCAATCTTATCTGCAAGTTCGCGCATTCTATGACTCTGCCTGATTCGACCTTCGTGACTAAAATCCCAATCGTTGTATTCTTTTCTAACTCTATCGGCATTTAGCCAGATTACTTTCTTTTCATAATGCTCAAAATATATCCTAAGCTTTTCTGCAAGTGTTGTCTTTCCGGCACCCGGAAGGCCCATAACAAGAATTCGTTGTGTCACGATATTAGATTATATTCCTTGCAAACCATTTCGTAGATTTCTTTCCACGGATGTTTAGGACCTACAATAGCAAAATGTTCTGTCTCATAATGGTCGTTATGGTCTTGTTGAATTAATACCGTTCTAAGACCCATTTGATAGCCGGCTTCGGCATTCTTGATATGATCTTCAATCCAGAATAAATCAGATCCTTCCCAGGGAAACAGAGCATTTCTTTTCGAGGACCCTGTCTCTAAACAAATAAGTTCAATGAACATATTTCCAAATAGTTTTTCTAGATTTTCTTTTCTATGTTTCTTGGCAGTCGGATTAGCACTCAGACTAGTAATACAGACAAATTTAAATCCATGACCGGCTAATTTTTTAACATACTCAGCAGCATCTTCATATGGTTCTAAATCAGCAATATATGGACTCTCGTTGTATTCGTTGATTAGCTGATACGCCTGGTCATCATTTATATCATAACGAGCACTCATTGAATAATGTTGATCTGTGCCAGGGATTAATTTATGGCCCTTATCGGCCATAAACTTTTCAAATCCGCCAAACCACCAAACTAATACACCATCGGCATCGGTTAATATTATTTTAGGCTTCATGCTACGTCAAAAACAGTCTTGGCTCTTATATTGCCGAATTGGTCGACAAAGACTTCGGGGCTTTCCTCTGGTTGAATTTGAACTTCACGATAAGCAGCATCTAATTCATCCATTTGCTTCTTATATTTTGTGCGGACATACTCTTCAAATTTATCGTATTCGGTTATACCATATCGCGAACCGGTAATCATTTTTCTATTGATGTAATCGCCAATAGCACTACCTACAGAAATATGTCTATCTCTAACTTGGTTTACAAATTCTACAGATTCTGCAACTTCCCATTGATCCTTAAGACCCTTACCTGTCTTAGGATCCTTCTTAAGGCTATTCTTGTGCGATACAATAATAAAAACTTTTTCTTTGCTCATTCTTTTTCCTTTTTTGGTCTACAATCATGAAATTTTACATCTTTTCTATTACAGAATTTTAGACGCAAAAAGTTATCTGCTTCTTCCGAATATGTTAGGACTATGGCAGTTCTTAAATCCATATTAATAGCTGCCTGTGCCCCACTAACCTGAACACCGTTCTCAAGTATGTTATTGAACATATTATCATATTCGTTAAATATTTCGTGGGATGGTGTATCTCCTATAAAATACTCAAATCGAGAATATATAATCTGATTATGCTTCTTTTGCAATTATTTCAAGCTCTACCATAGTTGCACTTAGATTGATTTCAATATCTGCGCACATTGTATGTTTTACCAATCCGTCACGTATTACTAAAATACAGCGATCTTCTTTAGAATCATTACCATCGGCCCAGACATCCAAATTCTGATACATGAATTTGTAAATATCTTCATATTCTTCTTGCTGTGCCTGTGTGCAAATTAGTTGCCTTGCTTCCTTAAATCTCTTAGATCTAAACAATGCAACCATGTCCAGTCTGTAGTCAGCAACATTCTCGATACCTTCGCCAGGTTTTTGCAATTTACCGTCTAATACATTGGCCTGCACCATACTTATACCCCTGCGTAAGTCGGGATAAGTTTTTTTGGAGATTTCTTCTAATGCGTCAATGTCAATTTCAGTGTTTTCTTTTTGTAAGATATCAATAAGACGCATATCAAATTCGTCTTTATTCAAACTCTCAATATGCATACGACCTGTTTCGCAACGAGAATGAATAGCTTGGATAATCTTGTGTGGATAATTACATGTCAGCAAGAAGCGTACATTCTTTGCGTATTTTTCCATTGTGCCACGCAATGTATTTTGTGCTGGTGGAGATAATCCATCAGCCTCGTCTAAAAATACATAACGAATTTCACCATATCCCATGGTTTCGGAGAATCGTGTAATTGTATCACGAATGTAATCAACACCATTATCCTTGGATGCATTTACATCAAGAATATCAAATGCATTAATCTTTAATTCATTCAACAGGATTTTAATAAGTGTGGACTTGCCAGTGCCTGGCGAACCAGACAGAAGCATATGCGGCAATGCACCACCTGCAATCCATCGTTCAATTTGCTTTTTCTGATTTTTGTCTTTGAAGACATAACCGTCAAGTGTAGGTGGACGGTATTTTTCGACCCATAATTCTTTCACAGACTGACCTTTCTAATTTGTAACAAGTATAACTATGAACAATAGAAATGTCAAGTCTGAGCGCGTTCGTTTGCCTGTGAAAATACGGAGAAAATTGCTGTCTCTGGATCATCGTCAGAAACAAGCATACATGCCTGTGGCCATTCTACTCCAAATAATTGAAGATATGTACCGTCCTCCTGTCTGATCTTAATCATACGAGTCCATCGTAGATGTTCAACAAGAATCCATTGTCCGGGTGTAATATCTGTGATGTCTTCTCCAACAGAATATACTTTACACCAGCGTGGGCGTATACCCTCACTCTTACCATCATCGCTCGGAATAATAATTCCATTGACTACACGCGATCCTCGTTCCAGGTCGGTAACAAGGACTTTACCTTTGAGTGCTTTAATTTTCATCGTCTTCTTTCATAACAATGTCGCCACTGGGCAACTCTACTTCTTTCATTGCCTTTGTTGTCTTTGCAACTCTGGATGCCTTTGGTGCCTCTAATACCGTTGCAGGTGCTGCGGGAACAGGGCCCTTCAGGCCAGTATTTACTATGGTAGATTGAACTCTGTGATTTTCGCGAGCAATCTGATCAGCAGTCTTGGTTACGCGGCCATCCTTAATTTGATCACCCTTGGCATTTACTTTCATATTTCCAATTGCTGGAACTTTCTCATTTTCACGACGAATGGAATCCATATCCAATGTCGTGCCTCTATATGTAACGTGGCGTGACATGATTTTCTCCTAATTTTTCTAATTTTAGTTTCTTTGTTGCTTTAATTTTTTCCATTACTTCCGGTGTATGTGTTTTACCAAAGAATGGATTATCGCTACCTATATTCTTACCCTTAACCATTTTACTAATTTTTAATTTAGTTTCTTCAGTATGCTTAAATCCCTTCTTAGATTCAGACATCTTTAGCTTTGATTCTTCTGTGTGTTTTCTACCTTTGCTGGATACTTTTAATTTTTCTATCCATTCTTCTGAAAACGTTCTCCCTTTTAATTTAGCAGATATTTTCTCCTTAGATTCTTCTGAATGTTTGTGCTGTTTACTCTTATCACTTAGCTTTTTCCTTGTCTCGGCTGTAACCTCTCCGTAATAACCGCCCATATGTCCGTCTTCTATTTTAAGATTAGCCCATTCTTTAGATTCTACTATGTTATTTTCCTTAGAAAAATTTACTGCATATTCTGTTATAGCTTCTTTATCTTCAAAAAATTGTGTCCATAATGTAGATACATCATCTCCGTGTTTATTAAGATGCCTCGTCCAAACTATACCAGATCCTCTATACTTAATTGGATCAGAAATTGTCTTACCAAAATATTTCAATCCGGTTATATTATGTTGTTTAATATATAACCGGGTGGGTTTAAATTCCTTCATTTTAAATAGTCTTTGATATCGAATCCATATTTCAGCGAATCTACTCTATGAACACCTATCAAATACAGAATGTACGATGAAACACTTGAACCTCTTCCTACACCCCAAATAAATTTATTCTTCCTCATGTAATCAACAAGAAATATAAACAATCGAAGTAACATAATTAAATCACGCTCTTCATAGAGTTCATATTCTAATTCTACTCTGTCTACTTCGGCATTTGTTTTACATTTATCGAATAGCCATTTCTTTACATCTATTTGCTGATAAATTTCTGGGAAAATCCATTCATCGGCACATTTTTGGTGAAACTCGTCAAACGTTAAAAGTTCCTCTGGTGCATCTAAAAATGTAATTGTTTCTTGCAGTAGTTCGGCCTGGTGTTCTTTAAAGAGGTTTATTTCCTCATCAAATATAACATTCAAGTGACTTATGCTCTTTCCTTGCAGTAATAATTCTCTCAATTCATTACTGGAAAGTATGGCTTGACCGTACATATTTGTTTTCATTCGACCTTCCGTGGCTTCCACTTTTCCACCTGAACAATTCTTGCTGGTTCTCTTACCATACCGATATGTGTATCATCCATTTCAGAAACTACTCTTTCAAATTCATCCATTGGATCAGTAATTCCTGCAAAAATTTCTTCGTCTGTAGCTTCTGATTCTTCTGGGCGAACAAATTCAAAACAGAATCCATCATTTCTTGTCCACCAAGGTTCTATATCCCTGCAGGTACCTTCTGTGTAGTATTCTGTTGTGGTTGCTGGCAATTCATATTCGTGTTCGGGACAATCATAAGTGTACTGCAATGATGTATCACTTGCCTTTAATTTAATTTCGCCGATCTCCATATCCGAGCCGGATAATGCAGAGAGTTTTGAATGTATCAATCTTATAATTAAATCATCACTGGGATTTCCAGGACAATATAACATAATATTGGATGATAGATTCGCAAGGTATAAATCATCTTCGTTACCCACATCCACCATTGTTATATAAGATAAATTAGTATCTAACCAAAAATATAATTTCTGATATATAACACTTGCTCTATATTCAATATCTTCTTTTGATTTAGACTTCTTACCCGAAACAATTAAGTTGACAGATAGTTCCCAATCAACAGGAGTAAGAAATCCTTCTTGTATTCTTGTTCCAGCAAATTCATAACTCAGGGTCATATAATTTCTGATGATGCTTTTCCCTCGTTTCATCATAGTTATTAGTCCTCGATCTTACCTAATTCAATCGGTTTATTAGCTTCTGGAAACTTTCTTG